CACGATTATTCGCACCTACGTCATTGCAGTTTATGATGGCACTGATACTGTGGCTTATGCCTTTAATGGTCGCATTGGCGGTCTAAAATGGGATATGTCGCCATCGGCTGAAGGTAAGTTTGAATTTACCATCCACCCGACAGGCGGTAATGCTTACGGCTGGTCCAACAATGCCTAATGGGATGCCTCCTTCGGGAGGCATTTTTATATAACATGACACAAATAAATAACTCTCAAGACCTGCTGACTTATATAATCAGTCAAGCAAATAGCGGTCAAAAAAATTGGTTTGGTTTCCAACAGCAGAGGATTGCTGGCATTGATGCTGCGTATAAGATGGCAATACTTCACGCAGACAAAATGACACCAGAGCAAGTAGTTGACTATGTTACAAAATTGAATAACACAATCTACGACAAAATGTTGAGGGCTTAAATGAAACTTTCCGAACTTCTCAAAGTTAATCAAGAAACACTTCGTACAAGAGCATTTACATTAGGCGGTCAAAAATTCCGAGTTCGCGTTCCGCTTGCAATTGAATTGGAGGCAATAAATAAACGAATATCTGAAGTTGATTATTTAGCAAAGACAGATGAACTATTAAAGCCTTTGCTTGAAAAGAAAAAAGAATTGGAAAGCGAAAATATTGTTTATACAAAAAATGATGTTTTGGTGGACGGTCGATCAACGCGCGAATTAGCAAAGATGACCGCACAAACAGAGCAGCGAATTTTGGAAATGGTCAAATTGTTAGTAACTGAAATTGAAGGTCACAGTTTAGATGGTTTGACATACAAAGAAATAAATGATGAGTTTCCATTTGCAGTTCAATTGGAATTAATGAAAAAGATTGCAGAAGTTATCTCGCCGGGATATGAGGAAGCAAGAAAAAACTAATTGGCTCATTGCGTTTGCAGACACGCGCATATGTGCTGGCGCATGGTGGTGATCCAGATGTAATGAGCGAAGAAGATTTCCGTATGGTCATGGTGTCATATGCAGACGGGATGATAGGCAACAAAAAAATAATAAGCACACTTGGTAGTTTGACTGCGGGTGTGTTTAATTATTTAAGGAGCAATCAAAGTAAAGCGTATTCATTAGAAGATATTATTGGCTCGGCAAATGATTATATTTATCCACCAATGTCAGATGAACAAAAGCAGCATGATGTAAATCAAAGATTAAAACAGTTTATGAGTTCCCGTCCCGGATCGGAAGGATTTATGAAATGAGTGGTCCTAAACAAAGCACAATGTCAATTTGGGGCGCAGAGGAACTTGCATATTTGTTTGATCAAATAAGCATAGAAATGGGCGTTGAAAGTGCCGATAAAAATGTTTTAATTCCTGCTGCTCGAAACGCGATGAAAATTGTTTTGGAATCAGCAAAATCAAAATTAGTCCCTGATCATGGTTACGATACAGGGCAATTAAAAAGAACTTTGCGCGTTACTGCAAAAGTGGCAAAGCCTAAAGATCGAAAATCAAAATATGTATCCCCAACTGATTTAATTATTGCTCAAGTCAGCACATTGATAAAAGGTAAGGATATGTCTGATGGTCGCGCAATGTTTGTTGAGTACGGCACAAAAAATAAAAATAAAACTATTGCGGCTCCAAAAGGATTATCTAAAAAAGCCATTAGTGCTTATCAACGAGAATTTGGCACAGTACGAATGGCGGCGCGTCCTTATCTAAGACCAGCATTGCAAGAAAATGAAACGGCAGTTATTGATAAATTGGCTGCTGAAATTACAAAGCAAATTTCAAAATACAAAAGCAAAAAAATTTGAGGTAATTAACTATGAACTTAATTGCTAGATTAGGAGTTTTGCTTGGACTTGATAATAAAGATTTTATCAAGGGCATAGATCAAGCAACACAAAAAACTCGCGAATTTGAAATTAATACAAAACGCGAATTAAAACTTGCAGAAAAAAACTTTGCTGCGTTTCAAGCATCTGTAAGCAGAGGTATGTTAGGAATTGCCGCTGCGGCGGCTGCTATTGGATCAGCATTTAAATATGCAGATGAAATTGAAAAAACAGCAAAGGCTTATGATGTAACTGTTGAATCATTATTGGCATTACAGCAAGCCTTTAAATTATCTGGCGGCGAATCAGCAATGGCTGGCGATGCTTTGCAAAAACTTGCAGTAGCACAACAAAATGCGATTGATGGTAGTGATTCATTGCGAGATGCTTTCAAAAAATTAGGCATTAGTGGGAAAGATGTTGAGCAATTGGCTTTAGAGGATTTGTTTAAACGTGTTGCTCAAGAATTGGGCAATGTTGAAAACACTACTCAACGAGCCGCATTGCAACAAGAGTTGCTTGGTAAAGCAGTTAAAGGAACAAATTGGAAAGAATTTGCAAGCAATTACAAAGAAATGGCCGATCCTTCTTTGGCGCAAGCGATTGAAGAAAATGCAAGAGCATGGGGAAATATTGAAGATATATTTCAAGGCATACTTAATACCATCCAAAAAATGGTTCAGCCTTTTGCCGCAATGGTTAATTATATTGCCGACATTGGAAATGAATGGGATAGATTAAAAAAAGGTGGTGGTGCAGAAATTGATTTTGGTGCTGCATTTGGTGGTATGCCGGGAGAGGCAATAGTTGGACAATATTATGATGCAAAACGACCCAATACAAAAATAGCGCCAGCACCTAAAACTGGTGAGTACTCTACTTTATCGACAAAAGGCAAATCAGACGCCAATAAAGCAGCAGAAGAAGAAAGGCGCAAAGCAGAGGCAAGAGCGCAACTACAGGAAGAAATTAAACTGATTCAACGTAAAGCAGATATTGCAGCATTGATGTTTAATCTTGATTCTAAAGCAATCACGTTAGGAGAAAAGTCGGTAGCACAAGAAAAATTGCAATTAGATTTGGCAAATGATATAGCCGTAATTCGTGCTAATGCTGCAAAAGAAAGATCAAAAGACAAAGCGCAAGTTGATCTAATTAATAAAAAAGAAGAAGCCGCTATTGCTGCAAGAGTACAGCAATATGAATATGCAGATGCTTTACGGCAAAAAAATATGCAACGCGCATTTGCACTTACGATACAGACATTAGATATTGAAGCAGAAAAATCAAAAGAAATTGCGGAACTAGAATTTACTTCGCAAATGGATTTGCTTGAGTTAGAAAAAGAAAAATTTAATGTTGGTGAAAACGGATATGAGCAAATAAAATTATTTCTTGACGAACAAGATAAATTACAAAAACTAAGTCTAAGTTATAAACAAAATTTAGAAGCAATAAATACAGAATTTGACAGGTCTGCAAAAAGTGCAGAAGATTTGGCTATTCAGCAAAAGAAAACAAATGCTGAAAATCTTGCGTATTTACAAGCAAAAGAAAGAATTGAAAAACAAGCAGAAATTGCTCGGGAAATATTGGCTATAAAACAAGAGCGAGATCATGCTATTGTAGTCAAAAATATACAAACGCAAACTGCTGCAAGATTATTTGCAATTAAAACAGAAACAGAAAATACTAAAGAATCTTTGGAACTTGAAAGAGAAAGATATGAACTTGGTCATCAAGCATATAATTTGAAAAAAATTGATGTAGAAGCAGGGCAACAAATAGAGCGAGTTTTAGAAGAAACAAAAATAAAAGCAAAAGAAATAGTTGATGAATATAACCTCACAGGCAAAACATTAAAAGATCAAGAGTTATTAGGTTTACGTCTTAATAGTTTATATAAAGAAGAACAGGCGTTATTAAATGGGATTGTAAAAAACCAAGAATTAAAAGGAGTAATTTTAAAAGAACAATTTGAATTACAACAAAAATTGTTTACGCTTGATCTTGCTCAACAAAAAGGTCGAGATATTGCAAACATTCAAGCACAACAAAAGGCAGACAAGGATAGACTTGGTCTTGAATATCGGCGTTATATGTTGACGCAGAATCAATACAATTTGCAAAGTCTAGAACTTGATAATGTAATGCGTTTGATAGAAGCAGAAAAAAAATATAACGACCAAAAGAAAGAAGCAAAATATGAAATGGAACGGCAAGGTAGTACGCAAGAAGCGCGTGAGAACTATGAACAAATAATAAAAGCAATTGATGAAGTTCGTGATATTGAATTGCAAGCAATCGAAGATGTTAATAATGCCAGAACTAGAAATGCTGAAGCAGATGTTGCGCGACAAAAAAGTTTCGTAGAAGGATGGGGTTATGCTGCAAGGAAATTCCGTGAAGATTCGGAAAATGCTTTTGCGCGTGGAGAAAGAGCATTTGGCGCAGTCATGAGTAACATGGATGCAGCCATCAGCAATTTTGTTGAAACAGGAAAATTTGCATTTGAAGATTTTGCGGTATCAGTTATTAAAGATTTGATCCGCATGGAAATGCAAGCGCAAGCAACAATGTTGTTCAGAATGCTTATTGGTTCATTGGGTGGTTTCTCAATGTCAAATGCTAATTTTGATGCAGGTATCGGTGGCAATATTGGAATGGCGGCAACAGGTGGAGAAATTAGCGGTCCAACTATTGTTGGCGAAAATGGTCCTGAACTATTTATCCCATCGCAGCGTGGCACAATTATTCCCAATACTATTGCTCCAAGCATGGCAGGGATGGGACAGCCTCAAATGGTAATTAATGGTCCTTACATTGAAAATATGTCAGCAATTGATACTCAATCTGGGCAACAATTTTTAGCAAAAAATAAAAATACAATTTGGGCTGCATATCAAAGCGCAAATCGTACTGTGCCATTATCGAGGTAAATTATGTCGCTGCAAACCATTCTTTCGGTTGCTGAATCTATCGGAATTAATGATCACAAATTTGCTGGTCAAATGTTGTCGCGCAATATGCGGTTGACTACATCTGAAGTTTTAACGGTGCAGCCATTTGAATTTATGATTCGTCCGATGAGTTATTTGCTTTATTCTCAAAATCGGGTGGTGCTTTCTACGCTGCGTGAAGCTGACAGAATATCAGAGCAATATTTAAATTTTGGGACAACTGGTTGGCTAAATTACATTGCTTATCGCGGCGATATGACTAGCGGTCAAATTGCGGCTTGTGAATTTCAAACAGCAACAGCAAATAAAACAATTGTTTTAGGTTCATTGCCATCTATATCATCAAGCGCATATATTGTAAAAACTGGCGATTTTCTTCAGATTGGTCGATACGCCTATATAGCGACAGCAGATGTGCAAAGGGGCGTTAGCGCGACTGTAAATATTCCTGTGCATAGAACAGTATTAACAACTCTGACAAGCACAATGGCGGCAGTAATAGGGCAATATGGAACAACGCAGACGCTTGGAGGCAGCACATATACTGGAATTACATTTCCTGTATTTTTAAGAGATTACCCAACATATACATTAGTTCCAATGACAAATGATTCGTTTATATCTTGGAACGGTGAATTTAAAGCGATTGAATCTGTGCTATGAATAATATTCCACCAGTTCAAAATACAAATGTAATCCGGTATGCGGATTTTATTCGCATTACAACTGCAACTTCGGTGTACAGATTTGCAACAACGCCAACTGCATTAACAATCCCTGCGGTTGATGCTTTGCCATTTACTGCATTAGGCACATTAGTTCAAGTCGGATCAGCGTCTAGAGATATAAAATCCACAGCAAATGAAACAACTGTTACGCTAGTTGGTATTGATACCACAATGCTTGCGTTAGTTTTGGCATCCGATATTAAAGGATCGCAGATTGAAATGTGGCATGGGTTTTTTGATGCAAATGGCGAACTTTTAACCACTGGTGGCGTGGGTGGTTTATATCAATTTTTTAATGGGTATATAAATTCATTTAGTATTTCCGAACAATGGGCAGAAGAATTGCGCGGATATATGGGTGTCATTACAGTTAATGCATCCAGCATACAATTAATTTTGCAAAATAGGGTTTCTGGTAGATATACAAATGATGCTTCATGGCAGTTTTATAATCCCGGCGATACGTCAATGGATAGAGTTGCGTTTGTTCAAACTATTAATTATGCATTTGGCAAACAAACATGATTCGCAAAGCAAATAAATTTGATGTTGATCGCATAATTGAAATGTTAATCAATTATCGAGAGCAATCACCATTAAATGCATTAAGACTTGCAAATGATCGTGAACACATCGAACAAATGCTTTCAAATATTTTGGCGGGTGCTGGCGTAATATTTGTTTCCGAAAAAGATGGTGTTTTAATTGGAATGTTAATTGCTGCAAAATTTCCTAATATTTGGAATTCTCAAATTATGCAATGCAGTGAAATTGCATATTGGGTTGAATCAGAATATCGAGGTGGCACAAGCGCATATAGATTGCTAAATGCTTATGTATCAGAATGCGAACAATTAAAAAAATCAAATCAAATTGATTTTTACACTGTATCAAAAATGATTAATTCGCCAAATCTAAAATATGAAAGATTTGGCTTTGAGCAACTTGAACAAACTTGGGTGCATTAAATGCCGGGATCAATAATTGTCAGCTATTTAGGGATGACTGGCGTTACCGCAACGATTACTGCATTTGCGATTAATTTGGTTGCGTCTGCGGTAATTTCAAAAGCATTAGCACCAGATGTTACTGATAATAATGTTGGCACAATTCCAAATCCCGGAAATAGGCAGCAACTTCCACCGGCAACTGACAATAAATTGCCTGTAATTTATGGCAGTGCATTTGTTGGCGGTGCAATAACTGATCTTTCAATTACTACTAATAATCAAACAATTTATTATGTATTGTCATTGGCTGAAGTAACTAATTCAGAAAATGGAAATACCGGCGATATATATACATTTGGCGATATATATTGGGCTGGCAAAAAAGTTGTTTTTAGTACAGTTGCCGGTGAAGGATACAAAGTTACAGGATTGCTTGATGAATCAACAGGTTTAACTGACACAAGCGTTAACGGTTATCTTGAAATTTATTTGTATCGCAATGGCTCAAAC